CCATACACCCTTTTCCATGTTTTGGTTTTATAAAATCTTCTACTATATGCAGCTCCCCCAGTTGTAAATGCTGTAAAAGTAGTTCCATTTATTCCATCTAATGTAACATTGTTATCATCAACATAAGTCACTGTGTAGGGTGTAGCACTTTCTCCACTATTTATTTCAACCATTCCTTGAACACCATAAATATAAATAATATCTCCTGTTGATAATCCATGATTTGGAATGGTTACATTTACAGGATTTGTTGCAGTAGCTGCAGTAATTTGTCCTATAACGTCTAAATTTGGTAAAAAATCCATTTCTTGAGTTCTATATGGAGCTTCATCAGTATCTTTATAAAAAGAAATCTCTGCTGTCGTAGTAATATCTGTATCTACGTATAAATCTACATAATTTAACTGACATTCTTTTCCTTCTTCTTTGTAAGGATTCCATGCTGCTGTAATAAAATCAGAAGATATATCAGTTCCATTATCATCCCCTCCAATTTCCATTAAGTAAATATTTCCATAAATATCTCCACCTAATAGAATTTCCTGTGTTTGTACCCAATAATAAGAATATAAATCTTCTTTTCCAAAATCATACAAAGCTAAATCTAAATTATTTGCCACAGTAAAATCATCTAATCCATAATCTTGAGATAGATTTCCATATCCCAAACAATTCATATCTATTGAATAGGTTGAATAAGAAGAAGAATCTTCATCATAAATTAAAGCTTTATCATTCTCATTAGAAACAGAATCATTGTTGTTAAATAATGTCCACCAACGCGTATTATCGTAACTTCTTTCACAAAATACCTTTCTAAATTCTTCAACATTTATACCACTACCGGTAAAATCTTCTATTCTATCATCAATTCTTCTAGTTTCAACGCCATCTGTCGCAGTAATACCACGTAATCCTAAAGCTACAACATATCTGTCATAAGCAACAGAAGCCATTTTCCCATCGCAAGCTCTAAAATTATTAATTCTTTTCCATATAAAAGCTCTATTGGGATCAGTTGTTGGTGTTAATGACCAGACTGAATTAGTAAAAAATACGATGATTTGATTTTGTAATTGTCTTGCTGAAACAATTTGATCTCCTGTTGCAGCATCTGTATATCCTCCTCCTCCAGCTATATTGTCAATCCAATTTGTAGGGTCTTGTTTGGCACACCAACGTGCTCTTTGAGGAAAATTTGCTGTAGCAGCAGGCGTGTATTCATAAGTATTTAATAAGACTAATCGCTGACCAATAGAAAAAAGAAGCTTACATCCACGAAGATAAGTAGTTCCATGAAGCTGAGGAGTAAGAGCTGTTGTCACTCCAGGAATAGCACTGTCATAGTAGCGAATACCATCAATAGTAGGAGCACCAGCAGGAGTTGCGTCAACTCCATTTGTAAAATAAATTCTATTGGTTCCTCCTCCAGATTGCCAATTAGCTGACCAAAAGAAATCATATTCTCCTCCACTGAATACATTTGCACCATCTAATTGATCAAAAACATGAGTTGCAGTGTTATATAAATTTGCCCTTCCAGTATTAAAAGCTAATGTTTCTTGAAATCCTGTTGGAAGAATATAACGAGTAATTCCCATCACTCTATCAGTAGCATCATTGATAATAGTAATAGTTCCACCGGCAGTATAAGCTGTTAAACCTGAAGTATCTTGATTTATTGAAAAATGAGTTGCATCTGTAACAGTTATAACAAAGATTTTATTATTTATCTCTGTCATTCCTCCTACATTTTGTACAAATACTCTATCACCAGTTGCCCCACCATGAGGAACTGCTGTTGTAATAACTCCAGGATTTGCTTGAGAAACATCTGCTATATTAACTGTGGCTCCTAAAGCAATTAAAGCTCCAAATGGATTATAACCAGATCTTTTTTCTAAATATCCATGATGAATATGAATATTATTTAATCTTCTAAATGAATCAGGAGGAGCAAGCCAAGGCTCTCTATCTGTATCTAACCCTGTTTTAAAAGGAGCTAATTGTATTTGTTGTATTGACATATTACTCCATTAATTACCTACTGCAAAATAATAAATATAATCTTCATTAACAGATTTAGATTGAAAAGTTGTTTTACTAAGACTTCTAACAGCAGCAGGATAAGTAAAATCATCAATTTTAGTAACAACTATTGAAAAAGCATTATTAGCAAAACCACTACCAGGAAAAGTATTTGTATACCAGGATGTTTTTGCTAATCCTTTTCCCCATATAAATGTTAATCCATTTGGAAGTATATATTTACCATTAGCAGCTGCTGTTAATGTATTTCCATTTGTTAGTTTTGTAATTATTGAAGAAGGATCAATAGCATAAATCTGAGGATTTCCGGAAACATCTTGTTTAGAGTATAAAATCATTGTATCAGCAATAGCAATAGGATCATTAGCAACACCTAATGGAGTTCTATCAGCTAAATTTAATGCTTGTGGAATAAAAGAGGAATCTCCAGCTTCAATAGCCTCCCAATTAGGTCTGATAACTGCACCTAAATTACGAAGCTTTGTAGTATTTTGTGGTTGTGTTGCATCCCAAGTCATAATTTCATCCTTTTTTGTAGAGAAAATTTATTAAAAATTTGGAGATGTCCGTGTATTTAATAAATCTTGCTCTGTTCTTGTTAAAATATAGGAAACTTGCTCTTTATATAAAGCAGTAGTCTCCATATACGCATCATTTTCACCATAATCAGCAAATATATCTCTTGCAGTCCCATAAGCTATACATGGTCCCCATTCATTTAATTCCGGAGTATCTGTAGCATCCTCTAAAGCATCCATCATTTTATATGCTTGCATCTTAATAACATATGCTTGGTCAGGAACCGGAAGTAATTTAAACTCATTTTGAAAATATAATATAGATTGCGGTCTACCAGGGTCAAATAAAACATAATTTAAATATATTGTCTGACCATCAGCAGGAGCAGCTGCAAAAGTCACTGAAATAGCCCCTGTATCATAATTAACAGTGGCTGTTCCTCCGGCTGATCCCGTTAATGTTACATCAGCAGTAGTCCAATCAGTAGAAACAGCTAAAATATCTACTGGAAAATTTTCTGTATTATCAGTAATTGTTATTGATCCCGGCATAATAGGAGTATTTGTAATCGTCTCTGTAAAAGTGACTGTTGCTCCATCTCCAGTCCAAGGAGTTGAAAAAGTGTATTGCAACATTCCATTTAAAGAATTCTGATTGAAGATTGCAGGATCTTGATACCAATCCATTTGAAAATTGTTAGCAGTGGCAGGTGGCACATAATTTGTATAAGTAGTATCAGGAACTGTATAATATGCCTGATTTGCAGTAGTTAAGAAGCTATAAAAAACAAGTTTTTGCTCTAACTTTACTTCTGCCGGCAATGTTAATTGGTAAAATTTATTTATACGATCGTCTAACTCATCATTAGACATATCGTCTAAACTAAATCTTCCTGTAACTTGCCTAACTTTATTGCGAATGTTTGCTAATGTCCAAGTACTCATAATAACCTACTAAAATATTTGTCTCATTCTAAATCTAGGATTATTTCCAATGAGCTGTTTTTTTAAACTCCCTAATCCATCCGGAACCCATTTATACATTGGAGTTCCTTTAGATTCTACGTGCATTGCAATAAATCTAGGAATTTTATATTTCCCTCCATGAAAAAACTTGAATGTATGTTTATTATCTTTAGTTCCATATGTAAATTCATGGATAAGTCCTGGAGTTTCAGAATTTAAAAACTCATACTCTCCTATTTCTCTTAGATATTTTTCTTCTTTTTCTCCTTTTACAGGAAAACCTATAATAGGTAAATTTTGAATATCTTTAGCATTAGCTTTTGTATGTTTTAATTCACTCATTTTTCACCTCTTAAGTTTATGAAGAGGGGATATTCAGTCCCCTCAGCATAATTTTTATTTTTAAACTACAGAATTGCTACCATGAGCTACAGCAACCATAACAGCATTATTTGCTCCTACAGCTCCTGTTCCAATAGTAATTCCTTCAATAGCTTGGTTTTCTACTGGCACTGGATCTCCACTAGAATCGCTTACTCTAATAACTTTACCTCCAGATACATACACGCTATATGCAGTAGTATTTTCTACTAACGTGATAGTACTAGGTGCAGTTACAGAAGCTATTGTGAAAGTTCCATTCAAACCAGTGGTTGCACTAG